TAGAGAGCGGTATTGCTCATAAAAAAGTAGGTTATGCTGAGATATTCGACCGATTCTTTGACATCACTTCAATTGTACCCCAAGGAACGGATGATCGTAAGGAGTTTTACATCCAATTATTGGGCGATGTAGCATCGGTAAATGCCAAGCAAAAGGAGGATGTGGACAAACTTGTGCGTAAGTGTATGAATCCGAATGACCTTAACACAAAGGATGTAACCCCTTCGGATTGGAAGAGACTTAGATATTTGGAGAATTTAATTAAGTTAAGCTAATGGCAAGAATAAAAGGTATATACGGAAAGCAACTACTTGAAAAAACCTATAAAACCTTTCCTTTTGAGGGGGTATGGGAGAAAGCTCTTGGCAGGCCCGAAGTAGGTGGGTTTTGGATTATCTATGGGCGAGAGAAGCAAGGGAAAACGTGGTTTTCGCTAATGTTAGCGGAATACTTGAGCAAGTTTGAACAGGTGATGTATGTAAGTGCCGAGCAGGGCATTAGTAAGTCCTTCCAAGAAGCATATATCCGTAGTGGGCTTGACCCCAGCAACCGCAAATTAAAGATAGTACCCTATACAGAGCTTACTGAGATAGAGAAAGCATTAGGTAAGCAACGCGCTCCAAAAGTGGTGATTATAGACAATACCACAGTTTATAAAGACGAGCTAACAGCCCCTAAACTTAGGGAGTGGGGGAAAAATTATCGCAATGTACTCTTTATCTTCCTCGCTCACGAGGAAAAGGGAGAGCCCGACATAGCGGTGGCAAGGCTTTGTAAGAAGCTCGCAGAGGTGATTATACAAGTGGAGGGTCTGGCGTGTAATGTGTCGGGGCGTTGTCCTGGCGGGATACTTACTATAGACAAGGAGAAAGCAGAGCTATACCACGGTTGCGAGCCGAACGAATAGATGTAGACCAACACAAAGCGAATATAAAAAGTAAACAAATGGGAACTATAGAAAAGCAAAAAGAATTCAGGGACTGCCTGCTATACTACTTGGACTATAAGCCTTTAGGGTATGAGCACTTACAATGGCTATACTTTGAGGATTGGTGCGATATTGTGAATAAAACAAAGCAAATCTCAAAAGATGTATTAGCTCTAAAGCTAAATGACCATTTGCTGAATTGGTTTGCCCGGCAGTGGGAGGTGTATGTGGAGCGTGATATAGAGAGATATTACGGCAAGGCACTCAGGGAGGGTGTATTTGACCGAGAGGATATAGAACTAATGATAGGACTTGCGGCGGAGAATATTAATCATATATACCCCAAGAAACTGTTACAAGTAATAAGCAAGTCAAGTGAACGAGTATGTGAACAATAAAACAGATAACAATAGTACAATGAAACAGCTATATATGGAAGTACTGAGGCTTGATAACTTCTTACAAGCCTTGACAGAATCAGAGCGAACCATGATACATCAGTATCATGCGGGCTATAGGAAAAGTGTACCGATCGTGGTACTAACCATCTACGAATGGATACGAGAGAATAAGTGGGAATCTCCTTACCTTAGATACGATCAGGACAGAGTGCTGATGTGGTATAATGAGGAGAACAAACGATGGGAACCGATAGAGACCAACGAGTTATATCAAGCAAAAGTAGTAAGATAATTTAAAAAATAGATATTACCATGAGTGTAGATTTATCACAACTAAGTGCAGAGGAGCGTGCAGCACTTATAGAACAGGCGAAAGAGTTAAACGCTAAAGAACGCCAAGAAAAACAAAAATCCTATGAGGCAATGAAAGCCGATGCGATCATCAGCCTTATCACCGTAGCTAAGGACATCAATGAGCGGCTAACAGATTTCAAACAACATTCATTCGAAACAATGGACACCCTACATGAGTTGCTAAAGGAATACAGCGGGCGATATGCTGATGGCAAAGGTAACTTTAAGGTGGAGTTTGAAAACTTCAAGGTAGAGTACAACAAGCAAGGCAAAGGCTCCTATGATGAGCGCGCCACCGAGGCGGAGAAATACATCTTTGACTTTATAGAAAGCCGTTACTCGGGGGACGAGGGTACTAAGGAGTTTATCCTCTCACTATTAGAGCGTAAGAAGGGCGAACTTGACCCCGATAACATTCAGAAGCTCTACAAGTACGAGAGCAAGTTTGCGGACCCAAATTTTTCAAAGGCATGTGAGCTATTCCGTGAGAGTTATCAGTATAACCACTCCAAGGATTATATCCGCTTCTATGAAAAGGATAAGCACGGCAAGTGGCAGAATATATTGTTACAATTTTCAGCAATCTAATTCTCACAGCCCCCGAAGGGGGAACAAATATACCCTGCCCTTAGCGTGTCGTTGGTATTAAGGGGACGCCCATAAGAGACCCCCTAAGGCAGGGTTTTAAATAATCTTTAAAAACGATTTAAAATGAAAGAAAAACCAACACATTACTATTGCTTTTTTGGCAATGGCACACAAACAAAAAATAAGTTACAAGCTGAATTTTCCGAATTTCTAAGAGGAATGGAAGGAGAATTATATCAAGCCGCTAATTTAGATGTAATAAAGCGATACATCATTGAAAAAGCCAAAGAGTTAAACAAAAAGTACCCCCGATGTAAGGCTTTAGATGTTTCTTTTAGACAATACTCAAAAGAGAATTACATTCACTATCTATGCGGTATTGAGTTTAACGCATTTCGGCTAATACCTGCTTATCTTATTGAACTTGAAAACGATTAAAAATGAAAAAAATAGCAACGTTTCTAATATTGTCACTTGTATCTATCTCCTGTGATGATAGATGCTCTAAAAAAGACTCTGAAAATGATATAAAAGAGATTATAGGCTATGTGGTAGATAAGGAACTTATGCCAGCTTATACAACATCTCATTTTGTAGGAAAGGTTCGCTCAAGTATATATCATCCTCAAAAGTATTATATATATGTAGCTAATAAAGAAGGGACTGTAAAAATTAGAGTTTTTGAAGAAGACTATAAAGAGTACAATGAAGGGGATTATATAAGAATAAAATTTAAAGATCAGTATTATGATTAGCACACGACAACTAAAGATCCTACAAAGCCTCTTAGGAAAGAGGTTTAAGGACAGAGAAGGGCGCTTGGCTTTTCTATCGGACTTTGTCTTTAGAGAGCTGGGTTCAAGCAAGGAGCTAACCGAAGATGAAGCCTTTGAAGTGTTAGACTGGTTGAAGTATAATTACAGCAAGGAGGCGTACTTTGATAGCCATAATATGCAACACCTTAGCATACTGGCTAAGTGCCACGAACTGGGATGGGTACAGGTGGATAATCCAAGGATCCCCGACCTTCAACAATTGGGTAAGTTTATGCTAAGTAAGAGGTGCCCTGTACAAAAGCCATTAATGGAAATGACTACTAAGGAAGTCAGTAAGGTAATAGGAGCCTTGGAGAAGATAATTGAGAAACGATATGAAAAAAAGTAAAAAAACAAAGTATGAAGAGTGCAAGCATACACACCAAGTATTACGCACGATAGGAGGGTATTGTACCGTAGCGATAACTGCTGTATTTTGTTCCGATTGTGGGAAGCAACTCAGTAAAACAAAAGTAGAAGTATAACACTAAAAAAACAAATACAATGGAAATAGACGATTATGATATAAGTTACTCCTCAATATGCGATAGGATTAATGGAAACCCTCAACAAGCAAAAAAAGAGCTATTGCGTTTGTGCAGTATGACTATAAAAGCGGAAGAAAAAGTTGAAAAATTAGAAGAGGAACTAAATAAGGCTAAAACTGATGTAAGATTTTTTAGAAGAGGTATATACAACATCTTTCATTACTTTCGTAACCAAANGATTTAACCGTAAAAGTAACCTACAGTGTAAGTTTATCAGATGTAGAAGTATCTGAAAAAGTAGCTAAACAATTAGAACAAATGGCAGACTGTGGTTTTTCCATTAGTGATAGTGAAATAAACAAATTTCCTGAAGCTTTTGAATGGTGCAGTGATAATATAAGCGAGGATGATGCCCTCTACTGGGANCTCCGTGAAGGAAAGACGATATACATCATTAAGTACTTCGATGAAGATAACATTACAATAAATGTTGAAGAGGAAAGTTTTTAACTAAAAGACAAACGCCAATGAAAATAGAACAATATCCAAGTTGGTTGGTTCCTATAGGAATCGCTAAGAAACTTAAAATAATAGGCTTTGATATGCCCTGTGAATTTTCCTTACCTTTACATCTGTATGGGGACTTTGATATAAGGGAATTAGAGTTTGACTTTGAAAAGGATAACCATAATGACTATATAGATAAATTATCTATACCCACTTGGACACAAGTCTTTGAGTGGTTCAGAAAAAAGGGATACATTCTCTGTGTAATANTGACTAATAACATTAAAATCACAAATAAAATGAATACACAAAATTACCCCACTTGGTTGGTTCCAATAGGAATTGCAAAGAAACTTAAAATAATAGGCTTTGATATACCTTGTGAATTTTCTCTACCTTTACATCTTTATGAGGATTTTGACATAAGGGAATTAGAGTTTGATTTTGAAAAGGATAATCATAATGATTATATAGATAGATTATCAATACCTACTTGGACACAGGTTTTTGAATGGTTTAGGAGAAAGGGATACATTACCTGTGTAATGGAGTCTACTATTGATGTTGAGGCATACTTTTATAATAAAGAATACTTTTTAACAAGTATCCACATTAATTGTAAAACCTATGAAGAAACTCGTGAAAAACTTATATTAAAAATGATAGACACCTATTAAACAAATTAAAAAATGACCTATATAGTAACCATACGCAGTTGTGCCGTTGTGCTAAAGCTGACCTATAAAGGAGGAAAGTTCCAAAAGATGGAAGTCAAAAAAGGCACATTGGAGGGCGAGCGCCTCAAGCAAATAGGGTTATTGGTTCCTCCCTTGGAAAACCTTATAGAGGAGTGGCAAGGCAGTTGGGGTGATAGAGTTACCTACCGAGAGGAAGAGGCGAACCCGCCGAGCTTATACGCCTTGTTTTTGGACGAGTGGTTTGCTTTCTATAATAGATTGTTTGGGGTTGCCCCAAAATTTACAGGTGCAGACGGCAAAGCATTGAAACAAATTATCGCCTACCTAACAGGTAACTCTGCCGACGAGGAGGAAGCCCTCGCCACTTGGCAGTACCTGCTACAGAACTGGCAAAAGTTAGACGAGTTCCACCAAAGGAATACAGACTTAAAGTATATAAATTCCCAACTTAATAAGATTCTACAAAATGCAAAACGAAATAATAGTAAGGACAAGCGAACAGTTAGCGATTCTTTCAAACAAAGAATTTTTAAGGGTTTATTCGCCGAATAATTGCCTTATGCATAGCTCATCACTCAAGGGAGTAAGTGACGCCTTGAGTAGGCAAACCCTTAGCCTGGTGCAAATCAAAAAAGGCAAAGGAGAGGTTTTTCTCAGAAGTTATATCAGTATGTGGCTTATCTACCTCAACGAGGTTTTGAACCTAAATAATCCCCTTACGGAGGCACAAATAGAGTTATGTGCCGAGCAGATCATGGCAGATTATCACCACTTGAAGCTCTCGGAGTTATCGCTTATCTTCAAAAGGATTGTATCGGGGGAGTGTGGTGAGCTGTACGAGCGTATCAGTATGCCTAAGATAATGAATATCTTCCGACAGTATGACCAGGAGCGCACCGAGGTGGTGGTTACTCAAAATCAACAAGCCCACGAACAATTCCGCTATAGGGAGAATCGCACAGAGAGTTATGATGATGACCTGGTGAGGCTATATAAGAATGTAAGGAAGTTTTGATTTGTGTCATTTTTATATTTTGATGAACACCCGCTAAAATCCAATTTGGAAAATAAGCGGGTGTTTTTTAATTTTGCGGTCTAAACCAAAGAATACCATAACTTATGGAAGCCCAAGAGAAAGAACACAAAGGATACAACAAAAACTGCCTATTGCGCTACAGGGCAGTAATGGAAGAGTTCAATAGACATGATTGCCGCTACATTCCTATTTCAGTAATATGGAGGGAATTTATCTACCCTAAGTTCTTCATTTCACGAAAAACCCTCTACAAGATCCTTAATACAGATGTGGACGAACAATTGCTAATAGCCAATAACCAATGATTAGCCATGAGTTAGATATTCTGTATCTGGCAGGAGTAATATACCTCATACTCTTGGAGCCCATCATCACGAAGGGTTCGGTTTTGTGAGGTACGGATAAGAGGGGATACATTAGGCAAAGGAGAAAAGCCGTGTATCTTTTGGTGTATCTTCTCTATGAGCGTCCAGATAGCCCAAGCATCCTCCTTTTGTCTTCTTGGTGCTTGTAGGGAAGTATTGGTAAGGCGCATATTAGCTATGGTAATTTTGATTTGTACCTGAGCTATTTGTCGTTGTAGGGGTGTTTTGGTAAGGTCTTTTCCTATGTTGGAATACTGTACCTGTTGCACATCTATCAATATACAGGGATATTGCACAGGCATATTAGGACTGTAATAGTCTAACTGCCCCCAATTCTCGTCTATGTATTTAAGTTCTGTTATCTCACTTACTTTCTGTTGTATTTTCTCTAATAATGCTTTCATTGGTGTATGCTATTTAGTAGTTCTTTCATATTAAAATTTACAATATCATCTACCATTCGTTTTACTTCAGGATGGTCACCGATAAATTGTCGCTTGGGTATTTTTAGTTTGTCACCTACCTTTTTTAAGGCAAGGGCTTTCCACTGCTCTGCTTCTACTGAAAAAGCCTTTTGAGCACTCCCTTTGCGTCCTTTAGCCGCCCCGCTCACTTTGTAGTACATTGCCCAAAAATAACGTTTCATTTTTTCAGTTATTACGAGTTCGCCCCCATTGTTATGCAAGTCAGCATAGGGTACGGAGCTTGTCCAACGCACAGAAGATCCCTCAACTGTACTACGGATAGAGCGGCGCAGGGTTCCAGTACGCATCATTAGAGAGCCACGGCGATTGGGGATTTTAGTTTCTGGCCACCCATTGCCAAAGAATCCCTTACGCTCGAAGTTGCGGTCGAAAGCCTCAGTAAGTTTTACCTTGGTATCGGTTAAAACGTGATTTAAAAAGGTTTTAAAGTCCATTTTAATAATGTTTAATGGTTAATTATTAATAATAGAGCATAACTTGTAAAGTACAACTTTTTTAAGTCATAATCTTTTACTTTCTTTATTGTTCTTTATTCTACCCATGTTAATTCTCATTTTTTAGGGCTATTTTTACGAAAAAGTTTATATTTTTGCAGCAAATAAGCCATTATGGAAAAAGAAACTATTACAGATGAGAAGCTATTTTATATTTTGTTAGAAGAAATAGCAAAGCTAAAAGCAAGAGTAGATTTACAAGAAAAGATAATAGAGGTAATATTTTCAGAAATATACCCCCATAGCCACGAGAAGGTTTTGAAGCGTCTGAAAGAATTTGACGAACCCCTTCTTCAAGAAGCAAAGCGTTCTTTGACTGAGCGGCTTTTGGAGCAGAGCAACGAGAATGAAGCTCGTATACAAGCCTTTCTACGCTCAATTGATTTTTAGTATTTGTACTCATAGAAAAAGTTTTTAAAAGATTTGTTTTTTGTTTGAAATTTGTTTTGTACCTTTGTAGCCAAATATATAGTTTACTTATGGATTTACTAAACAAATATTTTAGCTGGCGTGATTACACAGGAAGTAAGCAAGATAGCTATGCCCAAGATATAGAAACTTTTTATAATCAATCCGTACTTCACAATGAAGAGGATGGCTTTTTAGCTCTTTTAGAGAAAGCCGAAAAGGAGCATAAAAAGATTGTATATATCCCCATAGAGGATACTTTTTCTGATGATATTTTTGTAAAACAACTTACTTTGGCATAAATTCGTTTATCATATTTATCATATCTTCATACAATACGGGCATAGTCTCTTTAAAAACCTCATTACCTGCAAAGGTATTCTCAAAGGCATGGGCTATAAACTCTGCTTCTTTCATTCCCTCCCTATTAAAATAGCTTTTAGTATGTCCAGAACCAAAATTAGTATTTAAGGACATCAGTGTATCGCTACATGCTCCTATTTGTTCCATCAAATTATGGTCTCCCACTATCCTTGCTTCTTTCAATTTTTTATTGAGCATATTTTGAACCTCTATATATCCCTTATTCCTATTTTCTGCAAAGATATTACGATGTTTGTCCATCACTTCTATCACCTTTACATCTTGTCTCATTCCTATATGAGCATCAATAGCGTGCCCAAATTCGTGATAAACTACTGCTTCTGCATACCAGTTGCTTTCTCGTCTTCTACTATCAATCGGAATTTTCACAAAATTACCTATAGGAGAATAATAGGCTCCACTTATAGTTCTATATTCCGACGGCTCTTTAAAATACAGGGGTGTTTCTCTTGTTAAGCCCCCAAAAATACTCCTATTAACTGTTATATTTAACTGGCTTTCATAAGTAGGAATATTAGTAGGTGTATATTCGGGCTCTTGTCTTTGTTGTATATTGTTCAACGCCTGCTGTACCTGTTCTGCCCCTACCACTTTTGTATAAGTGTTATTGGGTGGGAACACTTTCTTCTCTTGCCCTGGATTGAAACGGAACATAGCCAGTTTGTTGTTACCACTTTTACCTATCTGAGTAGTGGCTTCCTCGCCTTTCTTTTTAGCAGTTTCGGGGTTACTTTTGGTGCTTTCACGTGCCAATACTTCTACAGCTGTACAGCGACAACGCCAGCCATTAGGCGGGTAGTACTCTGTCCAAAAAGCGTCGTCCTTAGGTAAACATATTCCTGCCAAAGCTGCGTGACTTTGTCTTACTCGCTCATCGCCTGCGGTACGATATTCCAACCAATACCTACTTGTATCCTCTTGCAGGTTTGCCCAATTAGTGGCACTTTGGGCGCTCTGTACAGCGAATTGGTACTCGGCTTCTAAGTAGTTACGGTTGTAGGTGTTATTCAGCTTTAGTATCTCCTGCTCAAACTGATAATAAGGGCGCATATTGCCCTGCTCGTCTTTGAGTTTAGAGCGTGCTTCCGTTAGCTGAGTATGGGTTTTTAGCCCTGAAAAGATAAATACATCGCGCTCTAAATAGGCTTTCATTTCCTCCGGTACTTCGTGAGGGATAGCGGTGTTAAACACTTCGGAGGTAGCAGTAATAAGGTCGCGGTAGGCTTTGTATTTCATTAAGTCTTCAGGTCTGTAGCTACCTCTCTTATGTAATTGGTCAAAGGCTTTTTTCGCTACTTTGGTAAGGTCTAACGGCTTCTTTGGAGGCTCTTGTGCGCTTGATAACTTTGCTTCTTGGCATGCCTCACAATCACAGGGCGCATATTGCAGACTTAGACTTTGATGCATAGCCCCGAAATAGTGGAGAGCCACCGCGGGCATAATTTCGGGGCTTAGTCGAAAAAATCTAAGGAGAGCTTTTGAGGTGTAGTAGGTGCTTTATTCCCTATTACTTCAATACCGAATTTTTCTTTAATCCAATCATCAGAGACTTCTTTATAAGGCAGTATTTCCTTAGTGCGTGTCCACAGTTCGCCTAAGTCCTCTGCTTGGTCATACACGAGCGATAAGCCCTCTTCGGGGAGTACTCCAATGGCGTACAGGGCGGGTAGTACTTTATCGTTCATATACTGCTCTACCATTGTTTGGTCGGCATCCACAAGGGCTTGCAACATATCTTGTGAGCTTACTTCTTTACCCTTGCTACCATACTTTGTATCTTGCCCTATGATAGCCCCTGAGATAAGTAGGGAGATGTTATCACGGCACAGTTTTATGAGTCCATCATACACTTCACCCGTAGAAGGAACCCCATTGGTAGCCCACTCAAACTGCTCTGTCTCATCAATAATAAACCAAGCAGCGGCTCCCATATCGGTCATCATCTTCTCGGCACGATTGAGGGCTTGACGATCACGGGTGTTTGTTTTCATTACACGTGGCGGAATACCGTAAATTTCGCATAACTCTGACCAGCAACTTTGCGCAAATCGGCTAAAGAGGATATGTGGTATCGCCTTATTGATAAGTCCCAGCTCACCTACCCCGCCAAAGTCCAACAGCCAGGTACCATACTCAGAGGCATTGAGATAGTCTAACCCCTTGTCGTCGGTATAGTCCTTGAGAATTAGCCCCTTTTGAGGTATTACATTTTGGCGAGGTACTAAGGAAACTTCTACGCCCTGCTCATCAGTACGATTGAGCTCTATAAGGGTATAGCCAAAGTACTCACTATCCAAAATATGCCCGATAATCTCGCCAAACCATACAGACTTCTGCAATTGACTTGTCAGCTCGGGATGAATTTCCCCATTGGCTTTCTTTATGGAAAAGTTAGCCGATAGCGTCTTTAGTTTGCGATTTTTGATTTGTGAGGTAGTATGGGCGTCAAGGAGCATATCCTTTACCAAGTTGTAGTAAGGATATAGCTTAGGGTTATCTATATTCTCAGCCATAGAGAGGGCACTTTTCCAGGTGAGTACATCGGCACGGGTACGCGCCATTGCCTTGGGAACGATATTGCGGGTAGGTTGCAGGCTGTTATTACCTGCTTTTTTAGTTTTCTTATAGTTCTTATAGGGTTTCATTGCTTGTATTTTCCTTTAACATTAATACCTTTCTCGGTGATTTGTAGTACTTCGGCACTAAAGCCGTCTGCTTCTAATTGGATGCGTATATGCCTATCCAGAGCGCGGGTAATACTGCCGTTTTGCGCTTGCTGAATATTACAGCCCGTAATAGGCGACTCCTTCCACTCTCCTTGCTTGGAGAGCAAAAGGAACTCCACGTGTTGGGCAGTACTTTCATTAGCGACAAAGTCGCCCCCTACTACCTCCAAATCATATTCAGTTGTTACAGTTATATCTTTCATTTTCTAATGGTTAAATTTTAGACGAGAGCCAAAGAGAAAAGGGGTTGTTTGTTGTTGGCTTTCCTCAGTACGAGGCATAATAGGTAACGAACTGATATTTACTTCTCCTTTAGCAAGTCTTTTAAGGTACTCTATTGCTCTATCGTAACGTTCTTTGGCGTGGTCATAGATAATATCAGCGTTGCACAGATCCACTATATACCACTTTGTTACAGAGAGACAAAGGCTCACCACAAGGGCGTTTCTTTCCTCCCCACGCTTGGCAAAGATAGCCTCTACATCATAGCGCGGTCTGCCGTCCAAGTACTCCTTTTTGTCATTAGTGTAGAAGTAGGACTTTACCTCCTGCTCGGCAGTATCTAACGCCTGCAATACTATAGTGTCGTCCCCTTCGGTAATCTGCTCTACTTGGTAGGAGTAGATATTGTTCTTTAAATCTTCTTTTGTTAGGAACATATTAGTATCTGTTATTAACTCTCGCCCCGAAGGCATATTGGTTACTACTTTGTCTATTTCGACCTATGAGCCATTTAAAAGCTCCATGCACGGCATCGGGTCCATCATCGTGAGCACCCGAACCTTTTTCAAAAGCTAAGAACTGGTCAATAAGCACCTGCATATCCGCGTCTTTCTGTTCACTATTGAACCACACATTTTTGCGCTCAAAATAGCCCGCAAGGCTCTCTATACGGTCAAATTTATCTGCCTTACTTCGTTTGTCAGCTACGATAGGGATATAGTACCCTCGTTTGTCGCCCTCTTGGTCAAAGTCGCTTACAAACTCATCCATCGCAAAAAGTCCCTCAATCATATAACGTACATTGTAGCGGTCTAAGCGATACTTCTCATACTGGTCATACAGCCATTTAGCACAATGCGCACGGCTTTTTTGCTGCATATAGCACAGTAGTATATGAAACTCCTTGCCTATATTGCCCACCAAAATCAGGGCTTTGTAGTCCGCATTTTCCTTATACGAAAGGTCGCCATAAAAACAAAGGTTATCATACTTGCTCAGTGGCATTGCCTTTTTATACTGAATATCCTCGTACTTAAAGATTGCTCCGTCCTCAATATGTGTATGCATATACTCCCGCATAAACGAGCGGTAGGGCATACTCTTAAACTTATTACGCCAGTACTCCGCCGATGTTTTCTCAGGCCATTCAGGAGTAAAGTCCTGCAAGTTTTTCACCGCACACACTGTAAGTATCTTAAACAAGGTGCGACCTTGAGCGATATTACTTTCGTAATTCTGCTCTTCTTGTGGCGTGTTAATCACCTCATTGAAGTACGTTTTAAGGCGGTTCGTGATTGAGTTTTTGTGGAAATTGTTATTAGCAAATACAAAACGTTCTGTAGCGTTATCTTCACTGTCAAAACACCCCCATACATCTTCGGTAATATAATCTACACTTTCACGCATAATGCGGTCGTTGTGGATAGACTTCTTGCTATCCACATCATCTACCACTATATAGTCGGGGCGTTCCGACTGTTCTCGTGCCCCTCGCGGGTTTTGCCCAAAACCAAGCGACATAAATCGAACCCCATCATTGGTAACAAACGAACCATCCGACCAGTCCCCCGCCGATGACCTCTTGCCGTAATCATTCTGCAAGCGGTTATTGTGTTCCAGCTGTGCCTGTATACCCGATAGCAGTTTCTTAGCTTTAGGTTCAGTCTCGCCCACCAAAAGCATAAATCGCAAATCATTCTTGGCAAAGTACAAGTACAACGGTATCCCCATATCTATATGTACCGACTTTCCCGCCGAACGGTACATCTCGGCAAGCAAGCGCAAGCGTTTATTGCCCACTATCATCTTAGCTAACTGGACGTGAAACCAAGCACACTTCTGTTTGGCATAGTTAGGGAAATAGTATTCAAACCAGCGCACATAATCGCCCTCCAAGTTCTTAATACGAGCCGTCCTCTCTTTGGCTGTTTCGTGTATATTCACTGAAGTAGCCTTAGCAATCAATAGGCAATGTTTGTCGTAATCGGCTAAGAGTTTAGCATATATTTTATCCTTCTTGCTCATTTTTCACTTTTAGTTGTAAGAATTGTTTGTGGTATTTAGTACATTGAGCCGCGAACTCAGCGTCTTGTTGTGATATAAACATGTCCAGTTCCTTCAGTACCTTATATACAGTGGTAGGATCTGCTTGTGTTTCACACCTATCCAATGCGGCCATTAACTTACCTACATCGGAAGCTGAGAAAGTAGGTTCCTGCCCATTCATTACCCTAATGGTCTCAGCTTGTAGCTTCTGTTTGATAATAGTAGGCGAAGCGTGGAAGTTCAAACGCTTGTCCTCCCAATCGTACTTCTTAACCCACTCACCAATAGTGGCAGGGCGTACTCCGTAGAGCTCCGCTACTTCTGCTTGAGTAACCTCAATATTTTCAATATAATACTGTTCCGCCTTAATACGAACAGCGTCTTTTGTTTTTGCCATAGTCTAAATAAAATGCAAAATTGGGGATTGGACAGAAAAAAAACAAAAAGTTGTTACCAGAGGTTACAGAGTTGTTACCAGAAGTAACAATGTTGTTACCAGAGGTTACCACTTTTTGCGGGGGTAAGAAAGCCGCCTTAATTTTGCGCCAGAAATCAGACAAACCCAAAAAGAAAAGTATATGCCCATATTTGTACTTAATGATGAGCGCGTGACCAATTCCTATGGTTTTAAGGTCTTATCGGCGGGAATTGACTTAACCCGTTTTGCAACCAACCCCGTAATGTTGGACGGACATAATCAAAGCAACCAAAGTGTGATAGGCTCTTGGGAGAATATCATACTTGAAGATGGAAAGCTCCTTGCTGAACCTCGTTTTGATATGGACGATGAGAATGCAAAAAAAATAGCCGGTAAGGTAGAACGGGGCATCATCAAAGGGGCAAGTATGGGCATAGCTTTCCACAGGGAAGACCTCACTTATGAAGGTGGTGATGTTGTCCTGAAAAAATGTTCTCTTTTTGAAGCCTCTATAGTAGCTGTACCGAGCAATGCCAATGCCCTACGCCTACAAATGGATGGGGTAGAAATTACCGAGGAAGAGATTAAGGAACTTTGCCTATCATTTCCAAAAACAAATCCTATTAATACAGATAATATGAAGTTACAACTTACACAATTAGCCTTAGTCGCCTTGGGTATGAGCGCCAGCACTAAGGAGCTATCAGCAGATGAGATAGAATCCGCTATATTGGCACTCTCCAAGGATAGAGATGAGCTCAAAGAAAGGCTCTCCCTTTCAGAAGAACAACTTAGCGCCTATGTAGCCAAAGAAAAATCCCAAAGGGAAGCTCTCACAGCGCAAATGCTTGACGAGGCTATCAAGAGTGGCAAAATCACAGCCGATAAGCGGCAGACCTTTGCCGACTTGGCTGCGCAGAACTTTGAATTGGCCAAGGCTACCCTAGAGGGGATCCCTGCTAAGAAGTCTTTCTCCGCAGGAGTTACTACCCCTACAGGTACTACAGGAGTGGCTACTATGGAGGACTTTCAAAAACTCTCCTTAGAGGAAAAATTAGCTTTCAAAAACGGCAATCCCGAAGCTTATCAAAAACTCATCGCTTCTATTTAGTGAAGAGTGAAAAACTATAATTTAAACCCTATTTAAAAACGAATAAAACAGTATTACAATGGCAATGAATTTTCCAGAAATATGGGAGCGACGAGTACACCAAACGCTCTCCCAAGGGGGTACAGCCGACTTTTTGGACGGCGTACAAGAATTGGACGGCGATGTAACCCAAATGGGGGAACAAAACGTAATTCACATTCCTACAACCGAGTTTGAACCCGAAGTGCTCATCAATAATAGTGCTTACCCTTTGGCAATTGAAAACTACACTGATGAAGAGGTAGTGGTAAAATTGGACAAGTACCAAACCAAACCTACAAAGGTTACCGATGACCAAACCATCGGAGCAAGTTACGATAAAATTGATACGGTTACTCGTAGCCATACCAACAAAATCAATGTCCGTAAGTACAAAAAAGCTTTGCACACTATTGCCCCCGATAGAAACACGGCAGCAACTCCAGTGCTCAGCCTGGCAGGTACAGAATGTACTTATAATGATATTGTCGCACTTAAAGACAAGTGTGATAAGGCAGGTTGGCCATCTATAGGTCGTCGCTTGGTGTTGTGCTTTGACCACTACAATGCTCTACTCAAGGATAGAGAGCATTTCGGTGACCAGCTAATCAACTATCGTCAAGGACAGGTGTCTCCTGTGATTGCAGGCTTTGAAATCAAAACCTACGAACAGCACCCCTACTATAGTAGTGCAGGTCAGAAAATCGCCTTTGACCAGGTACCTACCAGCAGTGACAAACCCGCTTCTGTAGCTTTTGTGGTAAATGCTGTGCGTAAGAAAACAGGGCTTACTAAGCAGTACTATTCAGAAGAAAAGAGAGATACCCTAAACCAAGCAAATCTATTGAACTATCGCCACTACTTTATAGCTCTACCATTGCAAAAAAAATACATCGCAGCGCTAATTTAGTGACTAACAACGAGTGACAAGTGACTAACGACTAATAACAAATATCATGGACAATATATTTAAAGATAATCCAGGGCTTGATGTAGCCTACAAAACGGCTGACGGCAAATACTTCTACACCGAGAACGGCGCACAAAACTACGCTCTCACCCTCAAAAACCAAGAGGTAAAAAAGGTTGTGCGCCCCGAAGATAGAGAGACTCCACAAACTATTGAGGAGGGAGACAAAACAAACGAACCTGACACAGAGGATAAAACAAACAACCCTGCTAAAGCAAACAAATAACCATGAACGGAGTAAAATTTATCAGAAAAAACGGAGGATTAGGGCGTGAGCTCGCAGGTGAAGATCATATCTCTGGACTTATCGTCTATGGAGAAACGGCCGTTGCCCCTACCTTATTGCTTTCAGTAGAGGAACTCAATGGTAAGGGGATTTTTCCCAATACAAACCCTGTATTGCACTATCATATAACCGAGTTCTTTCGTGTCAATGAAGGGGCAAAGCTATACGTGCAATCAGTAGCAAGTGCTGACGGTAATTACACTGAAGTAAAAACCCTGCAGGCATTCGCCCAAGGCAAACTCCGACAAATCGCCGTTTGCGACTTCAAAACCGAACTTTCGGGCTTAGACAACGCTCTTAGCAAGCTAAACGCTATCGGCAAGGAGTTAGCCAAAAGGATCACCCCTGCAAGCCTTTTGTATAGCTTTAAACTAAAAGCCGAAGATATTGCTAACCTCCCCGATTTGCGCACCAAAAGTGCCGAGCTTGTGAGCGTAGTGATAGGTCAAGACGGTGCAGGGCGAGGGGCTTATATTGCACAAACTACCCCTGCAGTGGGTTGTATAGGGGCTGCTCTTGGAGCTATTTCCAAAGCCAGCGTACACGAAAGCATTGGCTGGGTAGAGAAACAGAACTTAGTGACTGTTGCTTACAATAAAGGTCTTACAGGCGATGTACTGCGTGCCCTTGAATTGGACGTGCCCGCCTTTGCCGATGGCACTAAGCTCAGTGCCCTTACCCCAGCACAGGTGGAGGCTTTACATAACAAAGGGTATATTTTCCTTACCCAATATGCAGGCAATGCTGGTACGTACTTCAACGATAGCTTCACAGCTACGGCTGCCAACAGCGACTTTGCCTATATTGAGAATAACCGTACCATCGACAAAGCTATCCGTGAACTCAACCGCGTACTCGTTCCTAAGATTTCAGGTCCTGCCTATATTGACCCCGACACGGGCAATCTGCAAACAGCCACTGTATCGGCTATTAGTGCCCTTTGTGAGGAGCCTTTGGATGCGATGAAGCGCAATGGAGAGCTCAGCGGGTATAAGGTGTATATCAACCCTCGTCAGCGCATTTTGCAAACCTCTAAGTTAGAGGTAGTACTCAAAATAGTACCCGTAGGCACTATGCGTGAGATAGAAGTATCTATTGGCTTTGCCCTTAACGTGTAACCTGTAAGGGCGAATTGCAATTCGCCCCTACCTAAACCCTATAAAAAAATGTTAGAATTAGAACCCCTTATCAACGGAAGAGAGTATGGATGGGCAGATATCATCTGCACTATTGGGGGCGTGCCCGTTACGGGTATTGTTGCCATAAAGTATGAAGAGGAGCAAGAAAAAGAGAACGTATATGGTGCAGGTCGCCACCCCGTGAGTCGTGGGTATGGCAGAGTGAAAACTACCGCTTCTATCACTGTGCTTGCCTCAACTGTAATGGCTCTGAAATCCAAAGCCCCTAAAGGACAATTGCACCGCATTGCACCTTTCCCTATCACGGTGAACTATCAGCCCGATAATCAGCCACTGGTAACCCATATACTAAAGAATTGTGAGTTTCAAAAAACATCTTTTGAATGGAAGGAGGGCGATATGCACAAAGAAGTAGAATTACCTCTTATTGTAAGCCACGTAGTAGATAAAAGCATTTAATTATTATGGAAAAAGAAACGTTTATGTTTGTAGAAGAAAACAAAGTCCCCGAACCTGCTACTATTTGTGGGCTATCGGAAGCCGAAATACAATCCCTCAAAGAGAAACATGGCGAGTTGGTATTGGTGGAAGTAGAAGCCGACGGGCAGACTCATCAAGTGATCTTCAAAGAGCCAACCTTCAAACACTTGGAAGCAATGACCAAGATCTCCAAGACCGACGAGGTGAAAGCCGCCGAAGTGGCTTACCTGAACTATGTAGTGAGAGCTGATGAGGCTATTGTGGGGCGCGATATGCTCAAACTCAAAGCAGTAGAAGCCCTAATGCTAAGGGTACAAAAAACGAGGGCAACCGCAAAAAACTTATAGGCTCACTACAGAGTGAGCCCAGTGAGAAAGAAGAGTGGAAAGCTGAGGCACTGATTCGTGCTAACTTTGGGGTAAACCCCGAAAGTCTGCAAGCCAGTCAGTGGTGTAAACTCTATGCCCAAGCAATGTGGTTAGAGCATTGGCGTATGCAAAACCAAGCAGAGTTATTTAAGGTACTTATGGGTGGATAGTTTTACCTTTTTGGGGTAGATATTGCTATATACCAAGCAAAAGAAAAATATATGTAAGCTGATGTAGATACTAATACCCCCCACTTCGTAAAGATTCCATAGTATGGAACTTATCACAAATACTATAAAAGATAGGATATAAACAAGCCAAAATAGTGTTTTCATAGTAGTATAAGTTTAACAAGGCAAAGTTACAAAAAAGAAATGAATAATACATTTAATTATGGTATAAATTTCAATATAGCAGGAGATAATCAGGTTTCTGCTGTATTTGTGGCCTTGTTCAAAAACATGGATATACTACAGGCAGAGATTACCCAGATTAATCAGACTCTGAATACCTTTTCCGAAAATACCACTAAGGCTATAGAAGGAGTATCTAAAACAATAGAGGAAAGTACAAAACTATCCAATATAAACTTTGAGGCCTTTCTTAATCTGACTGATAGGGCAGCCTCAGCAGCGGCTAACTTATATGCTCCCGGCATAGCCCTTGAAAAGAACTTATCCGAACTCTCGGCCATTACTGGAGTTACAGGCGAAGGCCTCAAAGATATAGAAATGGCCGCACGTGAAACTGCTAAAACCTTTGGCACTTCGGCAGTAGATAATGTGGAAGCCTATAAGATGATGCTTTCACAACTTAGCCCCGATATTGCTAAGAACAGCGAGGCTATGAAGTTGATGGGCGAGAATGTGAATATACTCTCCAAGCAAATGGGGGGCGATACCATAGCTGCTACTGATGTACTCAATACCTCGCTAAACCAGTTTGGGGTGAGTATGGAAGATCCTATCAAGGCGGCAAAGGTGATGACAGAGATGATGAATGTGATGTCTGCCGCTGCCCAAAATGGGTCGGCCGAACTCCCGCAAATCAAGCAAGCATTAGAGCAGGTGGGTATGGTAGCTAAGACTACGGGTCTATCATTTGCCGAGACCAACGCCTATATTCAGTTATTAGATCAGGCAGGTAAGAAAGGAAGTGAAGGAGGGATTGCCCTTCGTAACGTACTGACTACTCTTTCAGAGGGTCGCTTTACTTCCAAACTTGCTGCCGATGGACTTAGGGAAGCGGGGATCAGTACCGATTACTTAGCCGATAGTAGTGTGCCCTTGCACGAGCGATTGAAAACCCTGCGTAAGATACAGGGCGACACTGCCCTGATGACTAAGGTATTTGGAAAGGAGAATATGGCTGCTGCTATTGCCTTTATCAATACCGCTGATGAGGCCGAAGCGATGAGCAAAAGTATTGAGGGAACCAACTCGGCCGTAGAGCAAGCAGGGGTGATCATGGAAAGTACATCTGAAAAGAATGCGCGCCTTACCGCTCAAGTAGAAGATTTTAAGATTTCTATTTTCAACGCAACGGGAGGGGCATTCGGATACGCAGGAGCACTAAGTGATATTGTTCAACAAATGACAGGACTTGCGCCTATAGGAAGCGTCTTGATTAATACCTTTTCCTTTCTTACTAACGCACAAAAAAGGGCCGCCCTATGGACAAATATTTGTTCGGTGGCTACCAAGGGAATGGCCGTGGCACAAGGAATTCTGAACGCTATTATGAATATGAACCCTATTATGCTGGTGGTAAGTGCTATAGGGGTGCTTATAGGATATGTTACGGTAGCTATTAGCTATTTTGACTCCTTTGGCTCTACTATGCTACTCCTCTTAGGTCCTATAGGTATGCTCATTAGTGCCTTTATGATGATAAAAAGGCATTGGGATAGTATAGTTGAAGCCTTTAAGTCAGAAGGTATTTTAGGAGGTTTTAAGCGTATAGGCTTGGTGTTATTAGATGTAATAATGGCACCATTACAAAAGATATTAGGATGGGTTGCCGAGCTCACTGGTTGGGAATGGGCGGCCAATGCTTCAGGGAGTGTGGAGGAGTTTCGTAGGAATATGGACTTAGTCTCTGATGAGGAAAAGGCTAACACACAAAAAGACGATAAGCCACAAGAAGCAACAGTAGTAGAGAATAAAGATAGCTTTGACCTTACTAAAAATAAACCTACTGTTCCCACAGTTGGGGGTGTGGCAGCTACCAAAACAATGAATAGCACGGGGGTAGGAGGTGATAAAGGCAAAAGTGAAAACAAAGTGCGCAATCTTACTATCGGAAAGATGATGGATAATTTTAATATCTATATGAATGCCGACAAAGGATTAGATAAACAACAACTCCTACAAGCAGTAAGAGAAGTGTTACTAACTGCTACTGCCGACTTTGCAGGGGGTAATGATTGACAAATATGATTGATTTTAATTTTCAACCACAGCCAGAAACAATTGCTAAAACGGTAGCCTTAAACTTGGCTTTTCGCTTTGGTATGCAAACGGGCAAGCCCTTAGAGGTTAAGAAGTTTGATGGCGAGTTTGTCACAATGAGTGACTTAGAAAATCGCCCTTGGCTTACCTCCTTGCGTATGAGTACCCACCACGAGGGCGAGCGCTATAGCCTGTTATTTCAGGAAGTGGTTATTTCTGTCACCCAAGAGCGCAATATTGTAACTACTTTTCTACAAGGGAGAGATGGTACAATCAAGGAGTACATTAGTAATGGAGACTATGGTATTACTTTGGATATAGCATTAACAGACTATGAGGGGGAGCCAGACGAGCAGACAGACGAAGAGTTTTTATTGCCAAAGCAAGACTACCCTATAAGTCGTGTAGAAACTCTTAGAAAACTGCTCACTACGCCACAAACTGTAGAGGTGGAAAGTGATTTTCTATATGCTTTTGGGATTCGTTCTGCTGTGGTGACTTCCTTCTCTTTGCAACAGGAAACACACAGCAATCGCCAGAGCGTACAGATACAAATGCTTTCCGATGAGCCTTACGAAATCAAACAAATACAACAAGACGAGTATGTTAAGATTAGTAAGTAGAATAACCATTGAGACAGGTAGCACCCGCTGGCAATTCAATTCGGTAGCCGAGTGTAACATTGTAGAAGATATGGAAAGCCTTACCGACACCTGTGAACTAAAACTGCCACGCAATATTCGCTGGCAAGGGTATATAAGTGAAAAAGGTATGCCCCCAATCAAGCGAGGCGATCGCATTACGGTAGAACTCGGTTATGATGATGACTTAAAAGTACGCTTTGCAGGTTACGTGCGTTCGGTAGATGCCAAAGTGCCTATCACCATAAAATGTGAAGATGGCATGTTTCTACTAAAAACGCTAAAAGCCGAGCCTAAAGCCTTTAAGAACGCTACCCTCAAAGAGATAGTGGAACATCTGCTCAAAGGCACAAATATTAGCTACAAACTCATTGATGATAATATACAAGTAGGAACCTGGCGTATCACCCAGCCCAACGTATCGCAAGAGTTGCAAGAGCTAAAAGACAAGGTAATGCTTAGTAGTTACTTTAGGCTTATAGACGGAGAATCGGTGTTGTACATTGGATTAGCCTACCCTATAGACAATCGCGAAAAACACCTTTTTAAGCACGGCAAAAATATCATCAGTGAGGATTTTACTTACCGTGATAAAGATGATATAAGGGTACGAGTGGAGGCACAGAGCTTTAACGCCAAGCATAAGAAACTCACCTACGAATATGGTGACAAAGACGGAGAAGTAATAAAGCTCCGCATAGATGGACTGACAGAAGCCGAGCTAAAGAAGTACGCAATGCAGGCGTTGGAAAGATACAAGCAAAGTGGTTTTAAGGGCTCTTTTGAAACCTTTGGTGTACCCGAAGTAAGCAAGTGCGATATGGTGGAAATACACGCCTCCGATGGCAATAGTGGTACTTATTTAGTGAAAAAGAATGAGATTAGTTTTGGTACAAACGGCTATCGTCAAAAGATTGAATTAGGGAATGCACTATGATAAAAGATCTGATACAACAATTGGCTTATACAGGGCAGGAACTATATGTTAAGGTATGTAGAGTAATTTCTGTAGATGAGGAGGCTAAAACTGCTGATGTAAGCCCCTTAGACGGCAGCTCCCCCATTAACGATGTGTATTTAGTAGTAGATTTTGAACAAGGAGGTTTTTACCTACAACCAAAAGTAGGTTCGCTGGTATGTGTGGCTTTTATCAACAAGGAAACGGCAATAGTAGTAGGAACCTCCGAGCTGGAGAAAGTAGAATGTATCTTGGAAGGTTTTACTCTAAAGATAGAAGACGGAAAACTGCAACTTAAAAATGAGCAAGCCGATTTTAAAACCCTTTTAATAGAGCTTTTAATAGAGCTTAAAAACGCTATCATACAAACCCCTTCAGGCCCTGGCAACTTTGCTCCGCAGAACATAGCCAAGTTTGAAGAAATCAACAACAAAATAAACCAACTATGGCACTAAACAAAGAACAACTCAAACAAGGCATTATCTCCCTTCAACGGGATATGCTTACCAAAACCGAACCGAGTATGGAAGAGTATGCCGAACGCTTAGCAAGCCTTATTGATACCTTTGTCAGAAGCGGCGAGGTAACGGTGCAAGCAGGAATCACCCTACAAGCAGGAACTTATACAGGCACCACGACCAGTACAGGAACGGGGACAATAAGCTAAGCGGTTAGTAACTCAAAATTAAAAACTTAAAAAATGGATTGGATATTAGAAGGACTTAAAGAACACATCATATCATTCTTAGGAATGGTACTCTCAGGTTTGGCAGGTTGGTTTTTTGGCCGCCCAAAGCAACAAATGGAGTTACAGACCAATGAATTAGACAATGTGGATAAAGCGGTGAAGATATACCGAGAGATGATAGAAGACTTAGGGGCTAAGTATGCCAATGCAATCGAAGAACTCAAGAAAGCCAATGCCCGCATTAAGGACTTAGAGGCTTCCGTAGAGGAACTTTTAGCAGAACTTAAAAAATACAAGCAACTCAATGGTAAAACAAAATGATTGTCACAGTCCTACATAATCAGTCACTATTAGACCTCGCCCTGCAACACACGGGCACGATAGAAAGCGTCTTTGAGTTTGCCGAAGCCAACACTATTAACATCACTGATGATGTGCAAGCGGGCAAAACCTTAGTATTACCGGCAGAAGCTTTTACCAACAAAGATATTTTAGGCTACTACACCGCTAAGAATTTGCAGCCCGCAACGGCTTTTTCTAAGGAAGATGAACAAGTTTTTGAAAGGCTTGAGGGTATCAGCATTTGGGCAATAAATTTAGATTTTGTAGTAACACAACAATAACTATGGCACGAACGATACAAGAAATACAAGAACTCATCTACCAAGCCAAAGCACAAGAGCCTGCTTTGAATGAGCTCAACAGCACCTCCAAAGTAGCTATATGGCGCTTGTGGGTGTATATTATAGCGGTGGCGATATGGAGCCTGGAGAAGCTATTTGACCAGCACAGGTCAGATATTGACAAACGTTTGGCAGA